GAATTCACAGATCGGACTTGGAGGTGACGCAATGCCGTACACAAACGTCAACGAACTGCTCGACGCCCTGCGCCAGAGCCTGGCGGAGCATCCGGCTGAACGTGACACACTCAAGGCGATTGCGACTATCGCACGGCGCGACGGGCTGGAAGCCGGTATTGCCGCCTACGAAGACTGGAAGCAGTCACGGCTGTCTGACGAAGCCGGAGCGGAGCACTCCAGCGCGTCAGAGGCCGCGCCGGACAAGCCCAAACCAGCGCAACCTGCACAAACATCTCCGCTTCAACTCCGGGATTACCAGCAAAGAGCGCTCGACCAACTCTACGACTGGTTCGTGCAGCACAAGACCGGTAACCCGTGCATCGTTCTGCCGACAGGCGCAGGCAAAAGCCACGTCGTTGCCGCACTGTGCAAAGACGCTTTGACGCAATGGCCGGAAACCAAAATCCTGATGGCCACGCACGTCAAGGAGTTGATTGAACAGAATCTCGAAAAGCTTTTGCTGCACTGGCCAAACGCGCCAGTCGGCGTTTACAGCGCCAGTGTAGGGCGAAAACAACTCGGCTACCCTATCACCTACGCCGGAATCCAGTCAATTTGGCGGCGCGCCGAAGACGTGGGGCACGTTGACCTCGTCGTGATTGACGAGGCACACCTAGTCTCGCACAAGGATACGGGAATGTACCGGTCTTTTCTTGACGGGTTGCAGCAAATCAACCCACGCCTTCGCGTCGTCGGACTGACTGCCACACCGTTCCGGTTGGGGCACGGGCTGATTACCGACCCGCCGGCAATCTTCTCAAAGCCGCTAATCAAGCCAGCGTCTCTAACCGAGCTTATCGCCAAAGGCTATCTCGCACCACTGTGGAGCAAGGCTACGGACACAACTTACGACGTGTCTGGCGTCGCCAAGCGCAACGGCGATTACGTTGAAAGCGAACTCCAGGCGGCGGTTGACAAAGACGAGTTGAACCGGTCGGTCGTGGACGAAATTATCACCCGCGCCGGAAACCGCCGTTCGTGGCTTGTGTTCTGCACCGGCGTCAAGCATGCCGAGCACATTGCCGCAGAGCTTCGAGAGCGAGGCGTCGAAGCCGCGTGCATCACCGGCGAAACTCCAAAGACAGAACGCGAACGGCTGATTGGCGAGTTCAAACGCGGCACGTTACGCGCCTTAACGAACGCCAACGTGCTAACAACCGGGTTCGACCACCCGGACGTTGACCTGATTGCGATGCTTCGCCCGACCGAATCGCCAGGGCTGTACGTCCAGATGGCAGGACGCGGATTACGCCCGAAATCTCACACTGACCACTGCCTGGTGCTGGATTTTGCCGGCGTCGTTGAGCGGCACGGTCCAATCACGGCGGTCGAGCCGCCAGAGAAAGGCAGCAACGGGAACGGACGCCCGCCGGTCAAAAAATGCCCGCAGTGCCGGGAACTCGTCCACGCCAGGGTCAAGGAATGCCCCGTATGTGGCTACGATTTTCCGCCAGCCGAGCGTACCGTCAACCTATGGTTACGTGACAACGACATCATGGGCGGCGCTGTAGAAACCCACGCCGTCACGCGCTGGCACTGGATGCCGCACTACAGCGTCCACAGCGGACGCTGGCTACTACTCGGAGAGTATCACACCACGTCTTCACGCCTGGTCATCACCCAGTATCTGACGCTTTTCTACCCAGGCTTTCCCGGACGCCGTGCCCAAGCCGACCTCGAATCCCTGCTGGGCGAACCCCTCCCCCAACTCCAAGGGAGCGAGCAGGAAAAGCTCGAAGAACTCGCAAAAATTCTCAATCAAAAACCCGCGCCGTTTGGGATTTCTTTCGTCAGGGACGGCAAATTCTTTCGGATTATTTCCGCCAAGTGGAGGCTGTTATGAGACCAACAGAACCCGATTTCGTTCGCGAATGGCGAGAAGCAATCCGCGCCCCGCACACAGGTCAAAACCCGCCAATTCCGAAGTGCTGTCACACCTGCTGGTGCTACGACCAAAACGGCTTTTGCCTGCACTATCAGGACTACCCGCCGCCGGATTTTGCCGCCCGCCAGGACGCCTGCGAGTGGTGGGTTGACGAGTTGCCGTTCTAGCCGCCACGCCGCGCCGGGAGACCCTCCCGGCGTTTGTTTTTCCAGCTACGCCAGCCGGACGCCAGCCGGCGCCCCGTCAAGGCAGCCGGAACCGCCCGCGAACCAGCCCGCGAACCGCCTTTCAGCCGCCAACCGTCGAATTCACGAAAACCGCATGGATATTGGGCGAACTGAGCGAACTCGCGCGAACTCAATTGTCAGTTCGCTCGCCGGCGAAACCCAAGTAAGCCTAGTCAGGTCAACGAGTTACGGGCAAAAATCAGCGCCAGCGCGAAAAACCGGCTCCCGGACGCCAGCCGGGAAGCTGGAAAAATCCGCCAAGTGGCTGGAAAATACCACAAGAAAAAACATTATCAGACTGGAAAAACTGCAAAAATCAATAGAAAAATCTTTACCGAACCGGCGAGGGGGCAAGGCGAAGCGACGCGAACGCAGCCGGGGGTATAGCCCCTTTAGGGGCTACCCCGCCAGTTCGCTAGCGAGCCGGGCGAGTTCGTTCGCTTCGCCTTGCCCCCTCGCCGGTTCGGTAGCTGGAAAAAAGGAAAACAAAATTCGAGTTTACATTTTTCCAGCCGGTTCGCAGGCTGGGCAACTTTTACTCCCTGGCGTTTCCCCGTGAATACCCCGCGGTGGCGCTAAAATCGTTTATAGGGCGTTTTGGGTGACGGGTACGTAGGGTGATATTCCCGGCGGGCTTTTAGCGGCTTACGGGCGATTTTAGCCGGTTCGCCGGTTCGCACGTGCGTGCGCGTGTACGCGCGTGTGAAGCGCGTCCCGGTGCGAAGGCTTCGCGGTGGCGCTGAAATCGCCCCTGGCGTTTGCCGGACGGCGCGCCCGTGCGTTTGCATTTCCGGCGGCTTTCCGGCGGTTTCCCGGCGGCTTAGCGCGCCTGTTTCCGTCGCGCCCGGTTGTAGGGATAACTTGCCGTGCATGCTGACCGAAAAGCGTGATAACTTTGGCTTTCTTTTCGGAATAAAATCCCTTTTCCTTTGGCTTTATTTTTGGCTTCAAACGGGTATTTTTTTCTGGAAGTTACCGGAGCCTGCACGTCGGGTAGGTTTCCCGGCGCGGTCTGACCGCCTGGTGTCCGGGCAAGGTGTCCGGGCAAGGCGGCAAGGCGGAAAGACGCCAAGACGCCGGCGCACGCCTTCCCCCGGCGCTGCAAAAAAAAAAGTCGGAACTTTTTACTTGACACGCCGTTTAGGACAGTGTAGGTTCAAAACAACTCAACAGCCGGCGGGCTAAAAACGCAGGAGCAAGTACAATGGGCAACTTGAAAATGGTTTTTCGTGGTACTCACGCTTTTACCTTCAATCTTCCCCAGACCGCTGAGATGGAGGAGGAGAACTATCAGGTAATTGACGTGCCTGGATTTGAGGCGGTCTGTGCGTTCAGCCGCCTTGACCAATTGCAGGCGACTGACGAGCCGGCGTTCACGCACGCACAGGCGATTTGCGTAACGGAAATCGAAGACTGGGATTTCCGTGGCGGAGAATTCGCTTCCGTCCTTGTGCTTCCCGAAGCCGTGCGTTGGATTCTTTGCTTCCCGGTGACCCTCGAAGACGGCGTGCGCTACGCTTTGCAGACGCGCGCTATCGAGCCGGACGGCGACGACGTTTTCTACACTTTCGCTTCGCTAGCCAGCGCCGCCCTGTTTAGAGCGTCCGTTCAAGCCACCCCCGACTTGGACACCCTGAAGTCCCTGACTCCGCAGCCTGGAGACAAACTGACGGTGATTCGTGCCAAAGACTGGAGCTGGGACGAAGGGCGGAATACCGTCTATATACAGCCTTGGGACATCGCCGAAATAGAGTTTGTCGTTGATTCGGACGTGCGCGTTTTCTAACGCGCGCCCTCAACCCGCCAACCCGCGCGCCGTTCCTTCATTGGGGCGGCGCTTTCTTAGCTTTTGAGTATGCTTCCGCCGTCCATTCCCACTTGCGCCGATTGCCGCCACCTGGTCGAAGTTCTCCGGTTGCTTGCCTGGTGTCCCGTCTGTCAGTCCAAGTTCAGATTCGGCGCTGGCGATTTTGACCGGTGCTGGTGTTGCAACGCCGCGCTCCAGCCCTTGGTTTGGTATGGCAGGTGTGCTTGTCGCCGGTGGGAAATTCACGCCCGCGCCCGACCGCCTGAAAAAGCGTTGCGACAGCCTTCCTTGTTCTAGCGTCGTTCTAGCGTCGTTCCTCTCGTCGGAACGGCGCTTTTTTGTGCCTTGCCTTGTTCGGCGCAGAAACCGGTGCTATTCTCTTTCACAGCTTGACAGGAGGATTTGCAATGGGCACACCGAAGTTGACGCCCGAACAGTGGGCGAACATCAAAATCGAGCGTGAAGCCGGCGCTTCGTTAGGCTTTCTCTCTGCTAAGTACGGCGTCAGCAAGACCACTATTGCGCAACGCGCCGAACGCGAAGGCTGGAGCGACGGGTCGGACGCCACTGAAACTGTTCGCCGCAAGGCACAGGAAAAACTCTACGAACTCCCTGACGCCGCTCAAAAACGCGCCGCCGCCATTGAAGCCGCCGCCGACCGTGCCGCCGAAGTCCTGCGCCGGCACCAGGAAGAAACCAACGCCGTCCGGGAACGCCTCTACGCCGGACTCAAGGCGCACCGCGAAGCCAAGACAAGGGCACAAAAGCTACTGGCGTTTGAAGACCTCAAAGCCGCCAAAATCGCAAGCGAGACCCTGATCAATCTCCAGAAAATTGAGCGAATCAACTGGGGGCTTGATAGCTACGGCGGTGCCAAGACGGAAATCGTTATCGAGCGGAGTTACGGCGTCTATGGCGCTGCGAATTGAGTACCTGCCCGTCGAAAAACTTCGCCCCTACGAACGCAACGCGCGCACGCATAGTGACGCGCAAATTGACGCGATTGCCGAAAGCATCCGCCAGTTCGGGTTCAACGCCCCCGTTCTGATTGACGATGACGACGGCGTTATTGCCGGTCACGCGCGTCTTGCCGCCGCGCGCAAACTCGGACTCGATACCGTTCCCTGTGTCCGCCTGTCGCACCTGTCTGACGCGCAACGTCGTGCCTACATTCTTGCCGACAACCGCTTGGCGGAAATGGCGGTCTGGGATGTCCCGCTGCTGTCCCTCGAAGTCAACGACCTAATCCTTGAAGACGTTGACCTGTCGTTCCTTGACTTGGATTCCCTGCTCCCCGTCGAAAATGAAGACTTCCCTGTTGAAGATGGGGAAGACGCGCTAATCACAAAAACCAGGCAGCCCAAACCCGCTGAAACCAAACCCGCGCCTATCACTTACCCGCTGCTTGTCAATTTACCCCGCGCTGCTTACGAAAAACTCAAGCTTTTGCGCAAGCGCATGGGCGGCACCTGGTCTGACGTTCTCGTGAAACTGATTGAGGACTATCAGTGAGTTTGCGTGTCTATACCGGCGAGTTTCTGGTTTCACCCGTGCCGCTTCACCTCGACCTGAACCGCTGCTCGCACGGGTGCTTTTATTGCTTCGCCACCCTGAACAATCCAAACCGCCGGTTCGACGGTTCGTTTTTGCGTCAACTTGTCAGAAGCCTTGCCGAACGCGACCTCGACGACCAAGACCCTTGCCGCTGGCTTGCCGTGCGCGGCTACCCGGCGCTTGCCAGCAATACCGTTGACCCGTTTGCCCGCGCAAACGCCGAGACGTTCATCAATCTCTACGAAACCCTCACCCCGCTTGGCTTCAACTGGAGCTATCAAACGCGCGGTGGCGACCGCGCCGCTATCGAACTTGCCCTCTCCGGCAAGCCGACAATGTGGTACGTCTCGCTTACCTCTGACGATGAATGCTTCCTGCGCGAAGCGGAACCGGCTGCGCCAACTCACCGTCAGCGGCTCGAACTGATTGCTGAAATCAAGCGCCACGGGCATCACCTTGTCGTTGGCGTCAATCCATTTGTGCCGGAGTGGTGGCTGGACACAGACCGCCTGCTGTACGACCTGCTTGACGCTGACGTAACGCACGTTTGGGTTCAGCCGCTTCACCTGTCACGCTTTCAGGTGGCGGCAATGGCGCCGCACACCAAGCAGCGCTTCGGGGAGTGGGTTCAGTATGGGCTGAAGAAGCTGCCGCCGGACGCTGGCGTTATCGCCGCCTGGTGTGACGATGCGCGTGCCGCCGGTATCCGCGTCTTTGGCGATGCCGATTCACCGTTCGACTTCTGGGGCGCCTACTTTGAGCTTGGCTATCCGTTCTGGCCTACGCTCACAGGCTGGTTCAAACACTTGATGGAGTTAGGTGGCGGTAAGCCTGTCATGTTCGGCGTTGAAAATCTCGCCGCTTGGTGCGACGT